TTTTTTCGTATAATAAAAAGAAAAAAGTATGACGGTTTTAGTTACAGGTGGTGCGGGATTTATTGGTTCAAACTTTTTGCACAATGCAATTGACTGGTTTGCAGAAGATATTATCTGTGTAGATAAATTGACTTATGCTGCGGATTGGAAAAATATTCCTGATCCAGTTATAATATACACCATTGACATCTCAAATGAAGAAGATTGTAATTGTGTTTTTGAAAAATATAAACCAAAAACAATCTTTCATTTTGCAGCAGAAAGTCACGTAGATAATTCCATTCAAGACTGTTCTGAATTTATCAATACGAATATAAGTGGAACAGTAAATCTTTTAAATCTCTCTGTAAAGTATGGGGTAGAAAAATTCATTCATGTTTCTACTGATGAGGTTTATGGGTCGGTAAAAGATAAACCATTTACTGAGACAACTTTGTATGATCCAAGAAATCCATACTCTGCATCCAAAGCAGCAAGTGATCATTTTGTGATGGCATATCATAATACATATGGTCTTCCTACCATTATCACCAATTGCTCTAACAATTATGGACCAAGGCAACATAGAGAAAAGATGATTCCCAAAACAATCACTAATCTCTTAGAAAATAAAAAGGTTCCTGTATATGGTGATGGAAAACAAATTCGTGATTGGTTATTTGTTCAGGATCACTGTGAGGCACTTCTAACTGCTTGGAGTGGTGGAAAGGTAGGTGAGAAATATAATATTGGTGGTGATCATGGCATGACCAATATTGACCTGGTAAGACATCTTTGTAGTGCCTTAAATAGGAGTGAAGATTTAATTGAGTTCGTTGAAGATAGACCTGGGCATGATAGAATATACGCAACAGATGCTACAAAAATCAAAGATGAACTTGGTTGGAGACCTCTGACTACTTTTGAAAACGGTATAGAACAAACGATTAAATGGTATGAAAGCAACAGAAATTAATTTAAAAGATGCTTACATCATCACTACTCCAAGATATGAAGATGAGCGTGGATTTTTTCTCGAAAGTTTTAATCTAAAAAAGTTTAGAGAAGCAACTGGAATTGGAAGTGAGTTCGTTCAAGACAATCACTCAAAGTCTTCTAGGGGTGTTTTGAGAGGACTTCATTATCAAATTCAACACGCTCAGGGTAAGTTGATTAGATGCACTCAAGGTGCTGTCTATGATGTGATTGTTGATATTAGAAAAAGTTCTCCTACTTTTGGAAAGTGGTTTGGTATAAAGTTGTGTGAGAACAACATTCATATCTGGGTTCCTCCTGGATTTGCTCATGGGTTCTATACTCTTACAGAAACTGCAGAAATAAACTATAAACAAACTGATTATTACTACCCAGAATTCGATAGAACCTTAATGTGGAATGATCCTCAAATTGGTATTGATTGGCCAGTTGATGGAATTCCAACTCTCTCTGCTAAAGATAAAGTAGGAAAATATCTTGAGGAGTGTGATAAGTATGAGTAAAGTATCTGTTTATGGTGCCACTGGTTTTATTGGTGGCACTTTTTGTGATCTATATCCAGATGAGGTAATTAAAATACCGAGGGATCGAAGAGAACCAGAATCTAAAAATATTTTATATCTGATCAGCACAATTTCAAATTACAATGTATTTGATAATTTGCATTTGGATGTTGATACTAATCTCACAGTTCTCCTTGATACTCTTCAGCATTGTAAGGATAATGATCTTGTCTTTAACTATGTAAGCACTGGATTTGTTTATGGACCAGATATTGTTTATGCAAAAGAAGATGATCCATGCGATCCAAGAGGTTTCTATTCAATTACTAAAAGAACTGCTGAACAACTTCTAATCTCATTCTGCAAGACTTTTGATGTCAAGTATCGTATCATGAGAATTGCAAATGTTTATGGGCAAGATAAGACTATCTCTTCAAGAAAGAATGTTCTTGGATTTTTAATTGAGTTGATGAAACATAATGAACCAATCACACTATATGATGATGGTATGCAACTCAGAGACTACATGCATGTGAGTGACATTTGTAGAGCACTTAAACTTGTAATGGATAAGGGTGAAATTAATCAAATCTATAATATTGCAAGTGGAACGGCTTTACCATTCAGAGAAATTATTGAAATGGTAAAGAAAAATCTTGGGAGTGAGAGTGAATTACTTTCAATTGAAACTCCAAAATTCAATAAAATAGCACAGTCAAAAAACTTTGCTTTAAATGCGGACAAACTTAAATCTTTAGGGTTTGAGCAAAAAATTTCACTAGAAGAAGGCTTGCAAACCATCTGTCTGTGATGTACAATATATACTAGGAGTAATTTTTCATCTATGAGCGAATATAAGAAAACAGCACTGGTTCTGGGTGCTGGTGGTTTCATTGGAAGTCACATGGTAAAAAGACTGAAAGAGGAAGGATATTGGGTTCGTGGTGTAGATCTTAAGTATCCTGAGTTTTCAATTTCTCAGGCAGATGAATTTATTCAGGGAGACCTGAGAGACCTGAGTTTTGTTCGCCGTGTTCTCGAATTTAAGGGGGAACAGGGTAACTTTTATGCGAATGTTCCGTATCGTTACATTCTTCCCTTCCATGAAATCTATCAGTTTGCTGCTGATATGGGTGGCGCGGGATTTGTTTTTACGGGCGAGAACGATGCAGACATCATGCATAATTCGGTATCAATTAATCTAAATGTTCTTGAATCCCAGCGCCAATTGAATGAAACGTTTGATGGTGTAGATAAGGAATGGACAACTTGTAATCGCCCTAAACTGGACTATCAGACTAAGATCTTCTATTCTAGTTCTGCGTGTATGTACCCAGAGCACAATCAACTAGATCCTGATAATCCTGACTGCCGTGAAGAATCTGCTTATCCAGCAAATCCAGACTCTGAGTATGGTTGGGAAAAACTTTTTTCAGAAAGATTGTATTTTGCTTATCATCGTAATCATGGCATACCAGTTAGGGTTGCTCGCTACCATAATATTTTCGGACCAGAGGGAACCTGGACTGGTGGTAGAGAAAAAGCACCTGCAGCAATCTGCCGTAAGGTAGCGTATCTTCCTAAAGAGGGTGGTGCTATTGAAGTGTGGGGTGATGGGGAACAAACCCGTTCATTCCTTATTGTGGATGAATGTGTTGAAGCCACTTTCCGTTTGATGAATTCTGATTTTATTGGACCCGTGAATATTGGTTCAGAAGAGATGGTGACAATTAATCAACTTGTGGATACTGCCGCTAAGGTTGCGGGAAAGACTGTCACTAAGAAGCATATTGATGGTCCTCTTGGTGTTCGTGGTCGTAACTCTAATAATGATTTGATTCGTGAAAAACTTGATTGGGATTATTCTCAATCTCTTGAAGAAGGTATTCGAAAGACTTATAATTGGATCAACTCTCAAATTAATGTAGCGCATCATCCTGTTTGAATATGAAAGTAACTATTCTTGGATCTAGTGGTCAGATCGGTGCATATCTGGCAGAATATCTTCGTGACAAAGGACATGAAGTGACAGAGTTTGATGTGGTAAATGGTGAGGATCAAGACCTTACTACTATTCCAAATCCAAAACTTCAACATGATATCAGACTTTCTGACTTTGTTTTCTTTCTTGCTTTTGATGTTGGTGGATCTAGGTATCTGAAGAAGTATCAGCATACTTATGACTTCATCAATAACAACACCCGCATTATGGCGAATGCGTTTCAGTGGTTGAAAGAATACCGCAAACCATTTGTCTTTGCTTCATCTCAAATGAGCAACATGAGTTATTCTCCTTATGGAGTATTGAAGAGAGTTGGGGAACTTTATACTCAAACTCTTAATGGATTGACTGTGAAGTTCTGGAATGTTTATGGTGTAGAAAAAGATCCCGAAAAGTCTCACGTTATTACTGATTTCATTCGTAGGGGATTTGAAGAAGGTGAGTTTGAAATGCTCACTGATGGAACAGAAGAGCGTCAGTTTCTTTATGCAGAAGATTGTTGTGAAGCTCTTGAAACAATCATGAATTGTTACTCTGACTTCAAACCAACGGATCCTCTTCACATCACTTCTTTTAGAAATGATTCTATCAAGAGTATTGCTGAAATTATTCAGGGACAGTTTAATCTAATTGAAAGGTTTGATGTAAAGATTAAACCTGGAATTGCTAAGGATAGTGTTCAGATGGACAAGAGAAACAAAGCAGACAATTATATTACTGGATGGTGGATGCCTAAAACTACTCTTGACAAAGGTATCGCCAAAGTGTTTGCCGAAATGAAAAAGGAGTATTGTGAATGAGATACTCTGTATCCCACTGGGCAGGAAGACTGGGAAATAACATTCAGCAAACGGCAAATGCAATCATGCTTGCCGAACAAAAGGGACATACCTTTGAGCAAAACCTAGATCATGAGGTGATTGGCAAATTCGTTTGCAACTTTGGATCTGATGGGCAGCACGTTGCAGGTAAGTTTTATAACTGGGAAGCAACCATGCATTGTGATAATGGAGTTCTTGAGGGTGGAAATGAAATCGGGATTCCTAAGGAACATGTATATAAAAACATCCGTAGAATCTGTAAAGAATATATCTACCCAAATCTGAAAGTAGAACATTTAAATCCATTTGATGATGAAACTGTAGTGGTTCATATTCGTGGTGGCGATATTATTGAGAGGGAATATGAAAAACCTCACAACTATGTTCAAAATCCTTTGGACTATTACATGCTTCTTCTTGATGTGTTTCCAAACATGATTGTTGTTACAGAACCAGTCAATAACAATCCTGTGCTTCCAGAACTTAAAAAGATTGATCGCATTAAGTTTCAAACTTTGACTGTTGCTGAAGACTATGCAACTCTTCTTGCTGCAAAAAATCTAGCAACTTCTGGTGTTGGAACTTTCGGTGTTTCCGCTGCTTTATGCTCTCATAATATTAAAAACCTTTATACCTCAGATGCTTACTTGACAGAACATCTAAATTATACTATGTTGTATGATACCGATGTTGTTATTAATGAAGTTGAATTAAAGGATTACATTCCAGTCTATCCTTGTAGTTGGAGAAACAACGAAGAACAAAGAAAATTAATGTTGGAGTATAAGATACCAGAATGAAAATATTCGTAACAGGTTGCGCTGGACTTCTTGGTGCTAATTATTCTAGGCATTTGATTGCTAACGGACACCAAGTAATTGGAATTGATGATCTCTCTGGAGGACACAAAGCATTTGTTCCTCAGGGAGAGAATTTTACTTTTGTAAAATTAAACCTGGAGAAAAGAAAGAAAGTTGTAGAGTTGTTTGAAGAACATAAACCTGATGTTCTTTTACACTTTGCTGCTTATGCTGCAGAGGGATTGTCTCCATTTATTCGCAACTATAACTATCGTAATAATCTTATTTGTTCAGCAAATTTGATTAACGAATGTATTACTCACAATACAAAGATGATCTTCACATCTAGTATGGCAGTATATGGAGCTCAAGAACCTCCATTTACTGAGGAAAAACGCCCACAACCAATTGATCCATATGGTGTTGCCAAGTATGCTGTTGAGGTTGATCTTGAATTAGCACGTCAGCAATTTGGTTTGAGATATAATATTGTTCGCCCTCATAATGTTTTGGGTATGTATCAAAATATCTGGGATCGTTATCGTAACGTGATTGGCATTTTCATTCGCAAAACGTTGAATGGACAACCAATTCTTGTGTATGGTGATGGGGAACAGACTAGAGCATTCTCTGACATCAAGTATTACATGGATCCATTTGATAAACTTCTTACGGATCATGATGGTGAGACATTCAACATTGGCGCTGACAAATACTTTAGTTTAAATGAAGTTGCAAATGCAGTTCAGAGTATTGGTAAAAAGTATGGTTACGAAGTTCCAATTGAACATGGCGAACCAAGGCATGAAGTGAAACATGCTTATTGTGATCATACAAAAGCAAAAAATGTGTTAGAATTCAGAGACGAAACAAACTTAGATGAATTGATTGAAAGTATGTTTGTTTGGGCGATGAAACAACCAAATAGAAAAGTTAAGAAAATGGATTACGAGGTTACAAAAGACATTTACGATTATTGGAAAGACTGATGGATCAATTTATTTTTCCCAACTGCAATAGGTATTTTAAAAAAGATTATGGTAATCTTCGCCATAAGTTCCCTGGTGCAGAAAATATTGAGAATAATTATTCTCAGGCATTTCAAGATATGTTTGTCTTGAGTATGTTGAATGGCAAAAGGAATGGGACTTATGTTGAAATTGGAGGAGATCATCCAGTTGTAATCAACAATAGTTATCTTCTGGAAAGTGAGTTTGGATGGAGAGGTGTATCATTTGAAATCATTCAGAGTGCTGTAGATTTCTATAATGATTTTCGTAAAAGTCCTTGCCTTTGTGAAGATGCAACTACTGTAGATTATGCTCAGATTTTTGAAGAGAATGATCTTCCCCTACAGATTGATTATCTTCAAGTTGATATTGAACCTGCAGAGCAAACTCTGAGAGCACTTAAGAACATTCCTTTTGATCAGTATCGTTTTTCAGTTATCACTTATGAAACTGATATGTACAGAGACGGTCCTGATTGCCAAGAAGAGGCGATGAGATTCCTTCAGGATCTTGGTTATGAACTAGTTGTAAGGAATGTTGCTAACGAAGGTAACCCTTATGAGGATTGGTATGTTGATCCAAATGTAGTTGATCCTGATGTCATTGCTAAGTTTAAACAGATTGGAAGACTGTCAAAAGAAAGTAACACTTGCGTTTTAAATGTATGACCGTATTTGACTCATTTATATTCTTTAATGAATTAGAACTATTAGAACTACGTCTCAACATCTTGAATGATGTTGTAGATTATTTTGTCCTTACGGAGTCTCCTTTCACTGTAAGTGGAAATGAAAAACCACTCTATTACCAGGAAAATAAAGATCGGTTTGGTAAGTTCAATGATAAGATTATTCACAACGTCACGGAAACAATTCCAAATGACTTTAGTGAATATCTGACTAAGAAACCTTTCCATACCGACTACAGTTCAACTGACGAAAGTGGAACTCGTTATATTGATCTTCCAATTCGTTTCCAACGTGCTGTTTATAATCGTGAGTGTAGTGCTTACGGTATTGAAAAGGCAGGTGCTAAGGATGATGATCTAATTCTAACAAGTGATGCTGATGAGATTATCAATCCCCTTATTCTTGAAGACTTGGATTGGTTTGATCCCACATTAAACTATGTTTCTCTCCAGAGGGCATTCTATTTTAAACTAAACTATCTGTATCAAGAAGAGTGGAAGGGCACTCGCCTCTGCACATTCAAGCATCTCAAAACAACGACTGTTGATCGTTCGAGAACAGACTGGAGGCAAGCACATCTTATTCAAGAAGGTGGTTGGCATTTTAGTTTCCTTGGTGATGCTGATAATGTTCGTCTGAAACTTGCATCATACGAACACACGGAAAATAATATTGAATCTAATACTGGCAACATGGAAGATAGAATTGAGCAGGGTATTGATCCTCTTGGACGCTCAAATCGTCTTAGGGTTGTTCCTATTGATGGTACTTATCCAGAATTTATTACAAGTAATCAAGAAAAATATAGTGATCTAATTAAACCATGGAACTAATTGAAGGAGTTGCTCTTTCAAAACTGTGTGATTATTCCTTCGGAGATCAATCTGGTCAGTGGGGGAATATTCACACTTCTTTTATGAAAGATGCCAATCTAACGAATGTTGAGTTTGTATCTAAACTTTTTGAGATTAAAAAAAGTAGAGATTATATGACTCTGTTTATTGATAATATTCGTTTATATAAAAGGCATATTGTGGAAGTTAGTGAAACTGATCGCCCGTATGTTGATGGTTTGATGGAGAAAAGCGATCTTCTCAGACTCTGCTCAAACTTTCCTGACATGAAGTTTATCATCTTCACCAATCTTGAAGATACTCCAACTGACGAATATATCTTTGATGCTATTCCTGAAAATGTATTGTGTATCTCTGCAGTAAATGCAGTTGCTCATGGTGGAAAAGTTATACCTGCTCCTTATGGATTGCAGAGAGCGATGAATCCTAGCGATAAAAGAATAGATGATATTAAAAGTTCTATGAGAAATCTTCCGAAGAACCCTCCAGGACTTTTGTATGTTAGTCACAACGAAGCATCTAATAAAGAAAGACAAGGAATAAAAGATTTGTTTAGGGAAAAATCTTGGGCTGAAGTCCATGAAGATAGGGTTCCTTACTCAGTTTTTCTCTACAATCTTAGTCAATCTAAATTTATGATTTGCCCAAAAGGAAATGCAATTGACTGTCATAGAAACTGGGAAGTTCTTTGTATGAGACGAGTTCCCGTCATGAAGAAAGATTCATATCTAGAAGTTCTTTTTAAGGATTATCCAGTTCTTTTTGTTGATGATTATTCAGATATCACTGAAGACTTATTAAACGAACATGAGAATCTATTTCAAAAGGCACAAGAATTTGATATTACTGAATTGACTTTGCCATATTTCTTTGATAGAATCGTAGAAAAATCATTGGAAAATAAATGAACTTAAGGAAAACATTGGTCGTTTCCAATCACAACTCTGATTTGGAGTGGTTGGAAATGACCTATGATTATGGGTATAGTCCAGAGAATACTGTGATCTATGATAGAAGTGATGTTGAGAAAGATTGGTCTAATTTAGGAACCAGTATTCGTTCTCCTAATGTTGGGGAAAACATCTATGATATGATGAGATTTATTGTAGATAACTATGATGATCTCCCAGACATTTCTATTTTTATAAAAGGAAATCTATTCTCCAGACCAGAAGACAAGGGTGGAGAAACTTATTATACTACTAGGGAAAGATTTATTCGTGCTCTTCAGGCAAATTACTTTTTGCCAATTGAGAGGTATCACGATTCAACTTCTTTTAATATTAATGGTGGTGGGTATGTTGAACCGTCTTGGTACAGACATCAAGCACCATCGAAATATTTTACTACATATGCTGATTTGATGAAGTTGCTCTTTGACAATCCAATCAATCCAGAGTTTCTTAGGTTTCCTCCAGGTGGCAATTATGTTGTACCAAAGGGAAATATTTTAAAGTACAGTAAAGAGTTGTATGAAAAATTGATGAACTACTGTGCTCACTGTGAAGTAGTTTGTGCTGAAGCATATTTGATTGAAAGAGCACTCTATGCTATTTGGACAGAAGATTTGGTTGAGAAGAAATGATTATTACAGAACTGTATCACGGACAAGGACTAGGGAATCAACTATTTGCTTATATTGCGACAAGAATGATCGCACATAAGCGTGGTTTAGATTTTGGTATTATTGGTAGAGAAAACTTAGGAGATCCTAGGTTTAATGATAAAGGTCTTTACTTTATGGACCTTGATCTTGGAAAAGAAGTTTTTGGTGGATCAAGTCCTCCAGGTGGTCCTCCAACAAAACTTCCAGATGGAATTGAGAACTATTATGTGGAGTACAGACATGGACTTCACACTGATAGTAGATTGAGAACTGATATCCGACTTACGGATAAAAATCTTTTTGATGTCCCCGATAACACTAAGATTGATGGTATTTTTCAATCCGAAGATTATTTTTATAATGAAATAGATCTAGTTCGTCAGTGGTTGAAAGTAAAACCAGAGTATGAACATATGGATACGAATGGGGAAAACATTTGCATCCTCAATTTCAGAGGTGGTGATATTATTGGAAATGCTGGTTGTTGGTTGCCTAGATCTTACTGGATTAAAGCAATTGATGCTATGGTGAAGTATAATCCTAAGATGGAGTTTGCAATTGTAACTGATGACGTTGCAGCAGCAAATTCTATGTTACCAGAGTATCCTGCATATCATGAGAATATTGCCTGGGATTTTGTTGCAATCAAGAATGCACGGCATGTCATTTGCTCAACTTCAACCTTTGCTTGTTGGCCCTTGTGGTTAAGTGAAACTCTTGAGTATTGCATTGCACCAAAGTATTGGTTTGATCACAACCGTTCTCAGGGATGGTGGTCTCTTGGGTGTAGCATATATAGTTACCCTAGTCATTATATGGATAGGAAGGGGAACCTTTTCACACCTGATGAATGTAGGGTAGAATGGGAAGAGTATAAAAAAACAACTAACATCTATGATGGTGATGATGAATGATTGAACTACCTAATGTAACTTTATTCTGTATTTCTTCAAACAACGTAAAGGGAGCACTCTTTGCCCTTCAGCACAGTATGAAGGGTATTAATTTTGGTGCAGTTAAACTCATTACCCATGAGGATCCTGGCAATCTTCCTGAGGGTATTGAGTTTTCTAAATGCTACGAAATCAAGTCTATCCATGATTACAACTATTATTGCATCTATAATCTTTCTCAACATATTGATACTGATTATTGTCTTCTTGTGCAACCTGATGGGTTCGTAATTAATCCTGATAAGTGGGATGATGACTGGTTCAATTACGATTACATCGGAGCACCTTGGGCTCTTGCTGAAGATGCTTACCTGGATCCTTGGGGAAAGTCTCATCGTGTGGGTAATGGGGGTTTCTCTTTCCGCAGCAAGAAACTTCTTGATGTACCCAAACGTGCATACATTCACTTTGATGTGAATTGGGGGGACTTTTATAAACACATGGATGTTGGATTTACTTCGGAGGATGGTAACATCTGTGTTCATAATCGTCACATTTATGAAGCACTTGGGTGTAAGATTGCACCTGTAGAAGTCGCTGCAAGATTTTCGCATGAAAGACCTTTGCCAGAAACGCAAGGCATCACACCATTCGGATTCCACTTTTTTCTTCCAGAGGGAACTAAACTATGATCGGTCATAATCACTTAGGTAAAAATGGACGCTTTGGTAATCAAATGTTCCAGTATGCAGCAACCAAAGGAATTGCTACTAATCGTGGATTTGATTTTTGTATTCCACCAGGTCCAGTAAATGATGATGAGTTTAATGATGAGGAAAATCAACATAAACTTTTTATGGCTTTCAAACTTCCCTCAGTAAAGGAAGTTAATATGTTTCCTGCACCATATCGTCAGGAAGCAAGTTTCACATTTGATGAAGATCTTTTTAATAACTGTGAAGATAACATCAACTTATACGGATTCTTCCAATCAGAAAAGTATTTCAAACATATTGAAAACCAAGTTCGTGAAGACTTTATTTGGCGTGATGATGTTTGGAATACCTGTAAAGAAATCTTTGATCAGATTGTTCCTGACGGAAAAGCAATCTCTCTGCATGTAAGAAGAACTGATCAGGTTGTAAAGAGTAAGTATCATCCCGTTCAACCAATCAGTTATTATGAAAAAGTACTTGCCAAGTTTCCTGAACTACCTGTCATTGTGTTCTCTGACGAACCAGAGTGGGTGAAGGAGCAAGAGTTCTTTGCTGATGATAGGTTCCTCGTATCAGACTCAAGTGACAATATTCATGATATGTGTCTGATGTCTATGTGCTCACATCACATTATTGTGAATAGCAGTTTTAGTTGGTGGGGAGCATGGCTTTCTGGATCAGAACATGTGATTGCTCCAACAGTTTGGTTTGGTCCTGAAGCTGGACTTGACGATAAAGACCTTGTACCTGAGCGTTGGGAGAGAATTGATGCCTGAGATTTCTGTATGTATTCCCACCTATGAATTTAAAGGTGATGGTGTAAGATATCTGACTGATATTTTTACTGGTTTGGCAAAACAAACTCTTCAAGATTTTGAGGTTGTGATTTCTGATCATAGTAAAGATGATGAGATTCGTAACTATTGTTTTGAGCAGAGCGAAGACTTTTCTATCACATATATGAAGAACCCTAATGACAGGGGATTTCAAGCATCAAACATTAATTGTGTGATGGAAAATGCTGATGGAAGAATTATTAAACTTCTGATGCAGGATGACATTCTTGTTGATGATCAAGCACTAGAGAAAGTAAAAAATAAGTTTGATGAAACTAACTGTGGATGGTTGTTTCATGGATTTACACACACTACAGATGGTGTAGAAACACATAGGGATTGTGTTCCTCGCTGGTGTGACATGATGCTTGAGGGGAGAAATCTTTTGGGCAGTCCTTCATGTGTTGCTCTCTTAAACGATTCAAAATTGTATCTTGAT